CTTAGTTGTTATTGCAGTCTTGAACGCATTCTCTGCTTCCAAGTTTTTTCCTAATTCAATTGCATCTATAAATTCTCTACTCATTTTTATCTCCTTCTGGCGGCGCTTCACCATCATATTTTGCTATATCGTCAGCTGAAATGGCCCCACCACCAGCATCCTGTGGATATCTAGTAATACCATCACCAGCATCTGGCATATCTATACCGCCATCCATTGGATCAATTTCCAACTCTTTATTAATTTGAACACGCATATTATCAATTTCAGAATCATTCATACGCAAAACCTTCTTCAGTACATACTCTTTGCTAAAGAATGTTCCAATGTATGATTGAATACCATCAAGTGCTTGTATTCTATCATTGAGAAGTTCTGCATCTTTCAGTTCTGCGAAATGGCCATCCTGTAAGAAATCATATTGAACGTGTTCTTGAATTAAAGGCCAATCTTCTGGTGCAATAACACCTTTCAACAAAAGTTGTGTTTTAAGAATATCTGTAAACATAGGAACAAACTTCTTACGAATTCTTTGTACAAACTTAGTAAATTTTAATTCATCTCTTGTGATTTCTGAAGCACGTCCAAGACTAAATCCATTATCAGATTCCATACGAGAAATTGGAACATTCAAGGATTTGTAAAGTTTCTTTTGGAAATATTGAATGTCGTCAATCTCACCCAGATTAGAGCCACCAGGCAATGTTGTAATTTCAGTCCCTCTACCACCTTCACGGCGAGGCAACCAAAAATCTTCCAACATAGACATATGATTTCTATCATCTCTAACTTCCCCTGTGTTTGCATCATACACAAGTTTATTACGATAACGATTCATAACATCCTTTAGATATTGTTCTGCCTTTATCTTAGGTAGATTACCAACATCAATGTAGAATATTCTACGTTCTGGAGCCCTTGAAATGCGATAGATAACCAATGCATCTTCAATCATTCGTAATTGATTTACTGGTTTAATTGCTTTATGTAAATATGAAAGAACACGGCCGCTATTACCATCAATCAAACCAGATGGGCAATATGTAATAGAATCTGGAGCAATTTTTAATCCTTGATTAGTACCACCAGTTCCAGCCGAACCTAATCCTTTTTCATTATAAACATAATACTCTTCAACCTTCTCAATCATATCAACGCTTATGCCAGCCAATTTCTTTTGATCTTTTTTAACTTCTCTTACTTTTTTAATTTTGGTAGGATCAATATATCTCAATTCCGTAATACCCCTTTTGGGGTTCTTTGTATCGATGATTTTATGATAAAATAGTCTACCATCTACATACCATCTACGGAAAATGTCATGACCTTTTTGTTCAAAATGAAGAAGTCGCAAAACTTCATGAAATTCTGAGCGTATTTTTCTTTTAATTTTTTCTGGATAAGGTAAACGATCTAGAGTAATTTCAACTGCTTGATCGTTTTGATTTGAAATGATACCTTCATTAATAATATCATCTACTGCTGTATCGCACTCTGCTTGTTGTGCAATATCACGATACCGACGAATTAAATCTAAATCGGTTCGTTCTCTACCATCTGTATCTAAAACTTGACCAAAGAAACCACCGCCAGCAACATCGATAGTGCCGTCATCAGGAGTTGGGGTGGAGAATGTTGTTTCTCCACCCGAATCCTTTTTTGATTTCTGTATACTGAACCCAAAAAGTTCTGCCATAATGTCTCCTACTATTGTTGTAACTATTTAGTAGGTTTGAATTAGAAGTTCACACCAGAAGCTTCAAAGTGTTGATATCTCCAAGTACACTCAAATTCTTCAAGTGCAGTTGCTTCATCACTGGTCAAATCAATTTGACTACCAGTTGTTGTTGGCCATGCACTTCTAAAGATATAAGTCTTCAGAACTGTTTCATCACGGTCCAACTGCTCAACAGTCAAATCTGTTTGATAATCAGCAGGAGCAATAACACCCTGCGTTGAAATAAAGTCATTAATACCGTTTGACCATCTTTCAATTGCATTCTTAATCATAAAGTCAGTATCATTATAAAAAGTTGTTGACCAAGGCTCAGGTGCTGCCCTATCTCCAGCAATATAGATATTTCTGCCACGGAAAGGAATTGCAATTTCTCCAACAGTTGACGTTGGTAGATTTGTACCTTTGCACATAAAAGATGTTCTACGAACATCTAACCCAATTGCAATTCCTACTGGAGCAGTAATCGTTACCCGAAACTGGTTAGCACGAGCACCACCGCCGATTAAGTTAGCTTTAAAGTCGTTGATATTCATGATTAGCCTCCTACCTCGCTAAACGATACACCAGTTCGTACAGCAATAAAGTTTAGTGTAATGAAGTTAATAGACCTTGCGGGTTTGATGTAAATATCCCCAACAAACTCATTTCGGTCAATAACTTCACCAGTGTTATTAGTTGAATCGCATTTAACAGAGAAGTCAGTGATACCTCTCCGACCTTGCACATCTCTCAAGAAAGGTTCAACCATGTTACGGAACTGGGCCCGTGTAAACTCATCGTTGAATTCAAAGAGCATATACTTAGCAGCAGTTGCAATTGCTTTTTCAAGAACAAGGAACAATCGACGCACGTTAATGCGGTCAAATGCACTTGGTTTAGTCTGTGCGGTTTTATCACCGAACAGAACCACACCCTGGCCTGGAAAGTTAACTACTGGATTAATACGAGCTTTGTAAAGAACATCACGGTCTGCTTTCTGTGGATTGAAAGAAAGTTTAACCGCACCCCGTACATTACCACGAGTATAACCAGCAGGCGAGAACCATGGATCAGCAACATTATCTGTAAATGCACAAAGACCAGCAGTGTCACCGTTCAAAGGAACATATCGATAAACGTCACCATATTTGTCATATATATACTTGTATCCACTGTCGAATACCATATAAGACGATGATGGGCATGTATCAAATGCATCTTTCACATTATCAGTTGCAGTTACATTACTTGTAACACCAACCGTCGCAGCACGATAAGGTGATGCGAAACCAACACAATCCCTACGCAATTCACAAAGGTCTGTAATCATTGTTACATGCGTATCATGACCCGCTACAGTATCAGCAACGCCAGAACTTGGCCCAGATAACACTAAGTTAATGTCAAGATTTTCTGTATCAGCAAACTTGTCATATGCAATTTCAATTTCACCAGCAGTAACAGAATAATCATCCGTTCCACCTGTCAATGTATCAACTGTTACACCACTTACCAGTGTATAGTCCGTTCCTGAGGCAACATCAGTGCCCCAGTTAGAACCAGCAGCAAGATGGTCTGTCCAGTAAATAAATTCAGATTTAGTGAAAATAACATCTGGATAATAATTATTACCACCTTGAGGAGTTTTTGCATACAGGTTCTTTGACATAGATGGGAAAACTTCAATAACCGAGCTTGTACGTCCTCCCTTAACATCAACATCATAACCAGTAATATCACCAGTTTTATCATAAACTGCAACGTGAAGTTCATCTAATTCACCACGTCCGTTTACAGTTGCCCAATCAGATGTGCCGGGAGCAGAATCGAAGAGGTCACTGAAACGCCAGCGACGACGAATTAGAGAGTTATCAGGAATAATCGTCTGAAGTCCGCCACCAGCAGGATCATCAAGAACCCGAATGGTGAGGTCTTCAGAAGAAATTGCTGTAACTTCATATTCTACGTTACCCGATTCCACTCTGTCATGACCAGCAGCTGCTGAAAGCACCAGAGCTACATTGTCGGCAACTGTGATTGCTTTATCTAAAACAACAACGCCGGCAACCGAACCAGCACCACCACTTTGTGATGTTACTGATGAAATCTTAACAACTTCGTCACCGTCTGAAATACCAGCACCAAGCACACGTTGGCCAACTGCAAGAGCACCAGTTCCACCATCAACAGTAAGAGTTTTGGATGCAACTGTGATTGCACCGTTAACTACTGAAACGATAGCACTTGCATCGTAGAACTGAATGATGTCTCCGACTATGATTGTCGCATCAGTTGCATCTTGGTCATCAACTGTAATAGATAGATCACCAACCGCACCAGCACCATTAACTAAGTTAAGAGAACCAAGTTGCTGTGAAAATGCTCGAGCGCTAGGACAGATATCCACACCAAGTGAATTACCATGTGTTCCAGCAGTCCTTGCAGTCCACTCACCGTTAGAACCTGACCCATCGGCAAAGGATGCTTCATAGTGTTCATCGTCACGAATGAGGATACCGCTGTTTGCACCAGCATTTAATATGCCTGATTCTGCACGAACTACACGCAAAGAATCTGAATATTGTAGAAAATTGGCCGCTGTAAACCACCACTCAAAATTAGATGCGTGAGGTTTTCCAAAGATGGATACTAACTGTTCTTCTGAACTAATTGTAGTCACAGAAGAAACTGGGCCCTTTGCAAATGGTCCTGCAATTGCACCAATAGATGTTGCAACAGCAGGGACAACATTTGTAAGATCGATCTCCCTGACATGAACGCCGGGCGAAACTAAAAATGCCATGTTTCTTACTCCTTTTATGGTAGAGTTTGTTTTTTTGTTTCTTCAGTTATATTTATAAAAAAAACATTTTCCAAAATGCAGTTTTATATGTGTTATAACATATAAATAAATATATGTCAAATGAACATTACGAAAAATATAAAGATACCATTAAGAAGGTATCTCGCAGAAATTATCGTAAAAGAATCGTTTTACTTAACGAATTCCTTGCAGATAAGTCATGCAAACATTGTGGTGAAAGTGAAACAGTGTGTTTGAAATTTTACCCTCACGATTCTAAAATACGAAAAATAACAAAAAGAGTTGGTATGAATAATGAAAGTCGTAAAGAAATAGTTCAGCTTATAGATAACTCTTTAATATTATGTTTAAATTGTTGGATCAAAAATCACAATGATTTAATTGAATTCATATAAAGTATTTAGATTTTTACCAATCTGTACGATAGTCTCTAACTACTGGGCTCCAACGAGTTCCATATTCATCAACCATTTCACCTATATTATCATCTTCCAATCCATTAACAACAAATCCAAAAGGAGCCATGTCCTGTTCTAACATGTCCTGTTGTTCTGACATCATTGTTCTACGAATATCATTGTCTGTAATTTCTTTAAAATAAGTTTGATCACTTGCCCAAGAAAATAGAAATAAACACGCTACAGTGTCATCATTACATCCATCATCGGCTTGAAATGAACTACCTTTAATAATAAATGTAGATAATTCATTAATACAGTCATAATCTTCAATAATTAATTTATTATCTTCTACTAGTTGTTTTAGATTAGAACATCCAATTTTCTTTACTGCTTTAGTTGTTCTTACCCCCAATTGTGCTCGGCCACCACTGAAGCCCCCTCCAAGGACTTGTCCTGCTCGCCCACGCATACTAGCCATAATAAGGTTGTCATACTCCAAATCAAACTGCATAGTTGATGCAACTTGTTCACCGATATCATTTACCTCAATCATTACAAATGCTTGATTATATGCTTTAGCTACTTCATGTATTTTGGTGGGAAATAGTAGAGGTTTTATTTCATTATCTCTGTATTTTGCAACTACCTTATATGGTATAGTTGTTATATCAAAGACTAAGAAAGCAGAATAATCATTTTGTGTACCTCTTGCAACATCAGCAGTAATAATATATGT